CGCAGGGCCATAATTGTTACGCACAAAACCTCCATTTGTTAACCACAGATAATCACGGAAATTGTGATTAATGCGCACCTACGTGCTGAACACCTTAGGAAAAGATGCTCTGATGGCACTCACAGTTGGGGATCTGTATAGCTCACCTACAGTGGTACTAATACCCCCTGCCCGTAACGTCCGCACTTCGTCCGCCTGATGCAACAAACGACGATCGTTATTACACAACCGTTGTATAGCATCAAACAGATTCTCGAAGTCATGCTCCCACGCCAACCGCCAGGCCTGCTCAAAGCAAGGATGCCCTGAACAGTTATCCAGTTGTTGGAGGGTGCGTACTGCGCCCAAAACTTCTCCCCACTCAGCATCATCCTCAAGAGGGAAACGTCTCATGTATCCATTGAGGAATCGCATGATCGGTCGAACACCGACACAAGTGCCCTCAACCTGCCAGTCGATACTGTGCGTAGATTGCAAATACGACACCTCTCGATCGGAGATTAGACACTTGGATGGAGACATATTAAGCCCTAGTTCAACTAATAGTATCTCTGACAACGTCTCGAAGTTTACTTGACCCTCGAATCGGTAAACCCCATCATCGCCCTGGAGTAAGCATTCTTCTACGCGAACTCCTAAGCGATGAGCAGCATAAGTAACTGCCCAATAGTTTACCATACTATCAATCAGGTTAGTTAAAACTGAACCCGATGGAACTCCACCTTTACGTAACGATCCACTAAGGTACTCCCCCGGAACTTCCGGGAGGTAGAGTCCAGTGCGGAGGAATGATTCCTCACACCACCGCACAAGTTGAACGTCTGAGCCGTGGAACCAGTGGCGAAGGATCTTAAACATACGTCGAAGCACCTCATCTGGTATAGAGGAGTCGAAGTTACTGAAGTCAACGGAGAGTATGAGACCTCCCGTAGACGACTTCAGCATCGATGAAACGGCGCGATCAACCGCTGCCCTGTTACGCCAAGCGCAGAACTTAGTAGTCCCGATCAGA